TCTTGCGCACTCTTCTCCGTTTGGATAGGTGCCTTCTTCTAGTATCTTTCTTGCTTGTTCTTCGTCCTCGGCAAATACTTCATACTCCAAGGAACACGGAACTACAAATATATACGTTTTCATAATAATCCTTTCTGTTTATCCCTTATTATCCCATAAATATACTAGTGTCAATAAAAAAGTAACTTTTGTTTTAAATTAATAAAATAACAAAAATGGCGGTTTTTCGCCCTTTTAGTCAATTTAAAGAAATTCCGTATAGAAGTTTTTTTTTGAAAGTAAAAAAATATTTTTTTTTATTCTCAAATATGACGTTACCACGTTACATCACTCATAACATACTGATAAATAACAATAAACATGAAACTTTTACCACGTTACATCACGTTACATCACGTTACAAATTATCCCATCAAAATAGATACCTTTTTTGAGATGAATTTAACTTTTATATATATTAGTTTGATAAATAAAATACTATACAGAACTGTAAAAGTGTATTAAAATAAAAATATGCCTAAAATTAGAGATGGTGCGCTTACACCTAAACAAAGAGCCTTTGTAGAGATATTTGTCAAAGAAAACGGTCGTTTAACGGCGACAGAATGTGCAAAACAGGCTGGATATTCCGAAAAGTCTGCTGTATCACAATCTTGTAACCTAAGAAATCCCAAATACTTTCCAAAAGTCGTAGAAGCGATTGAAAATCTACAGCGTGAATATGCTGAAGCAAGTAAAATAGATTTTGTCAAACACGCCAGAGAAATGTCACGGTTAAGAGATATTGCTGTAACAAATGGACAAATGGGTCCCGCTATAAATGCTGAATATCGTAGAGGTCAACTTGCGGGATTTTATATTGATAGAAAAGAGGTTGTAACAGCCTCACTTGATAATATGACTAGACCCGAATTAGAAGCAAAACTTAAAGAAATCCGAGATCATAATGTTATTAACGGCGAGGCTATTGGTGTTGAGATTAAAGATATTACTGAAATAGAAGACGATACAACTATTTAGATTTATTTAACCATTCTGCTAATTTTTCCATAAACCAATTTAAAAACATAAATACTCCTTTTTTTATTAATAACCAACTTTGTAACCACTTACATAGTTCCGTGTCGCATGATATCTGCAAGTAGGACTGCAATACCTCTCAAATTTACCCATTTTAGACTCTTTATTACAACGAAAACATTTTCTCTTGACTAATTCCTCCTCTATTTTTGGTTTACTTGTATTATAGTAATCTGGCATTTCAAAATTATCTTTTGTCATTTTCATTCTCCATTTCATAAAATTCTAAACCTCTTCTTAACTCCTCGTCAAAATCAAGAGATTCTTCGTTTTTTTCGTGATGTTCATAAAAATCACAATAATGTTTTAAGTCGCATATAACATCTGCAACTCTATAATATTGATCTTCAGTGTCTTTGCCTTGCAAACCTAATAATTTTCTTATTTTGTCTGCTCTATCTTTATTGTCCATTAAATCCCCTTTGCATTAATTCTTTTAATTTTCTTTCCCACATGGCTTTATATACTAAATCATCTGTAATACTTTGATAAATTATCCATAAATTTGAAACTCTGTGCCAATATAATTCTTCGGTCATAACTCCTCCACTTCTGATATGTCACTTGTGCCGTGATTTCCTATTTCCCAATCATCATAACCGTTTTCCGATATGTCTTCATGTGCTTTGGCTTCTGCTTGTTCTTTGGTCTCAGCTTCAATAATTTTATACCATGTTGCTTCTTCCCAAACATGAACTTTAAATTTCTTCATAATTCCTCCTTTCTATTTAGTGAGGCAAGAGCCGAATAACTCCGTTTATCTTGCCTCTTATATACTGTACAGCGTTCTTATGGGAAGCTGTGTATATAAAAGCTGTGGTTGAGTATCGCAACTGATTCTAACCACGAATTAAGTATGTTAAACTAGTATTACTCTCATACGCTTAATATCTCATATATTCCCATGCAAAATAAAAGTCAACAATAAAATAAATTATTTTTTTACTTGACATTGGGATAACTCTCAATTATATAGGATATTAGGCGTTACAGAAACTCAAAGAGTGAAAAATTTATCTGGGGGTAAGTTGATATCCAAAAAACTCCCAGACGCTTAATTAGAAAGGATAATTTATGAAGAAATTAAAATTTATTAAATCTCAAAAATTGTTAAATGTTGATAATAACGCCAAAACTGTAAAAGGTCAGAAATACGGTTTTATGACCGCCATATTATATCTAGCCCCTTCTATTCAATCTGGTTTTAATGTTTGCCCTCAAGCTTCCAACGGTTGCAAAAAAGCGTGTTTATATACGGCGGGGCATGGTGCTTTTAATAGTGTTAAACAAGGAAGAATAAATAAAACAAGGTGGTATATTCAAGAAAGAGAAACATTTTTAGATAAAATTAGAAAAGAAATCAATTCATTTATAGCAAAAGCAAAAACAAGAGATTTAATTCCTTGTATAAGATTAAATGGAACTTCGGATATATCATGGGAAAATACGGGTTTGATCGAAGAATTTAAAAATATTACTTTTTATGATTATTCAAAAATCTATAAAAGAGCATTATCTTATATAAATGGAGAATTGCCTAGTAATTATTATTTATTGTATAGTCTTAATGAAGACAATAAAAAACAAGCATTTGATATTCTAAAAAAGGGTGGAAATATATCAGCCGTATTTAGAAAAAAACTACCTAATATGTACAAAGGATTTAAAGTTATAAACGCTGATTTACATGATTTGAGATTTCTTGACGTTAAAAATACTATTGCTGGATTAGTAGCAAAAGGGAAAGCTAGAAAAGATTATAGTGGATTTGTGCTTGACAGTTAATCACTCCCATGTTAATGAGATATAAATAATTTAAGAAAGGATTAAAAAATGTATTTTGTATTAAAAGAAACTAAATATGAAACTTTGTCGAGCAATTATTCTATTGTTGATTCAGAAAGATACAAAGATAAAAAAACTGCTTTAAAAATTGCTGAAGCTTTACAAACTATTGCCATAGCAAAAAATAAAAATGATGTTTTTTATTCTGTGTTTTCTCAAGATGAGAAAAAATGACAGTTAAACCAGAGTCAAACTTTGGGCGTTTGTTAATGAAAAACATAAACGCCCAATGGACAAGAATTGAAAACAGACACGGTGGTGGTATTCCAGACCTATACGGAATTCGTAATAGTGTGGCTATTTGGGTCGAATTAAAATGTATTAAGCAAAATTCAATTAATCTATCACCACTACAAATCTCATGGAATTACAACAACTTTCGCAATGGTGGGAAAAATTACTATCTTGTCCAAGATACGAGATCAAAGGTTCTCAAACTGTATGACGGTGATAAAGGCCGTGAGTTAAAGGAACTTGGTTTCAAATGTCCTTGTTCCTTGGAACTTGACCCAAAGAAATATAATAACGAAAGAATATATAATAAACTAGAGTGCTATTTATTTTCTTGAGCCGTGAGCCGTTGACCTGCGACACCATGCCACATTGACAAGGTCAACGATTTTTGGTAAATCTCAGCCCTCCCATAAGGGTGGGGGAGGTGGAGGAAACATTTAAATTTTTTTCTTGACTTGTGGATAACTATCCTATATAGTTAGGATAAGAATAACAGAAAGGTAAACAATGCCAGATTTAAGAATACAGACAGCCAAAGACAACGGCGACTGGTCAAAGAACAACAAACAATTAAAAAGAATAGATGACCAATTTGAAATGATGTTTGGTAAATCTATGAAATATCTTAAACAAAAAGATAATAACTTACAAAAAGAAAAAAAGAACAACGGTCAAAAATAAAATATGTAGTTTCTTTCAACATTGACCGTGGTAAAAGCCTCAAATTAGTTGAGGCTTTTTTACTTGACAAAGGTTTATTATCCTATATATCTAGGATAACAGAAAGGAACTAAATGAACTATAACTTTGAAGTAAAAGCGACTATATGGGATGATAATACTTATATTGAAAGGCAATTAGTACCATTATGGTTTGATGATAAGACAAAGGATAAAATTAGAGAAGTAGTAAAAGAATTTTATGAAGGCTTATCAACTAAAGAAAAGGAATTATATAATAAAGGATAATAATACTTGCTATCTTTTCTGTTATCCTTTATTAATGGGATAACAGAAAGGAACTACATGATTGAAACAGTAACAAGAAACGATTTTATAGAATGGTTTAGAAAATCAGAATTAAGAAAAAATCAATTTACTTATGAGGGGTTAAATGCTTTGTTTGACCATCTTGAAGAATATGAAGAAGGCACGGGCGAACAAATTAAATTTGATCCAATAGACCTTTGTTGTGAGTTTACAGAATATGAAAATATTGAAGAGTATAAAAAGAATTACGCTCTAGGTAATAACATTAATGAAATTAGAGAACTAACAACAGTTATTGAAACTAGAACCAAAGGTTTTATAATACAGAATTATTAACCTTGCTTCGTGGTCCGAGTTCTGATAGACTTGGACCACGATTAATAGAAAGGAACTAAATGAATAAATTTAAAATTAATGATACTGTTAAAACTGTTTATGGCTTTGGTGTTGTTCATGATGTA